AGGATTTACTATCTTACCTGATTCACACGACTTACGACTAGAACGAACTGACTTACGACTAGAAATAGCTGACTTACGACTAGAACGAACTGATTTACGACTAGAACGAACTGACTTACGACTAGATCTTTCAGAACCAGAAGAAGACGCTGGTGAAACAGGAGATCTTCTTAACTTTTTTTTAGTAATACTTTTTCTAGAGCTTGTACCCGATTCTATACTTCTCCTTTTCATAGAAGGTGATTTTCTAGATTTAGATTTAGATTTAAAATGATTGTGTAAAATGTCAATTATCTCACCTTTATTAAATTTATATATTCCTGATATATGCTCTTTCGTGCTTAACTTTCTAAGTTCAGCAACTGTTAACTTTTTAAGTTCTTCTATATCCATTTATAATATATAAATAATTTTACTAAAATTATAAATAAATTTAGTAAAATAAAATATGTATTTACGAGATTCAAATAAAATAATTAAACTTGATAATATACCAGGTGAAAAATTAGTCAGAGAAAATTATGATTACTCTAGAAAAAAGAACTGTCGTAGTAATAACAGACATTCTGTTTTAATAGCATTTCTTATATTTATAATATTTATTAGTATTCTATTATATTATATTTTTAATTAATAAATGATAGATCCGATAAGTATATCCGCTTTAATTTTAGCTGTAATTTCTGGTATAGCTGTTTTCATAAAAGGTATTAAAAAATGCAGAATTTCATCAAAGGGAATGGTTTTAGAAAGAGAGACGCAGAATTCAGAATTAGCCAAACAACAGGAATTTACTTTAAAACTGATAGAATTGATGAATGCTTTACCAACTAAAGACGAAGAAAGTGATATCCAGAGTATATCAGAGATAACACAAGAAAAAACACCTCAAATAAACGAAAAACTAAAAAATATAATGGATATTCTAGAGAGAAAGCCTAATAATAATAGTTTCAAGGAAAAGATAAAGTCTTCTGTTAAAAAGAAAGCGAACAAATCAGTTACAACGTCTGAAAAACCTAGAATTGACCCTAAGACGTTTACAGTTGATATAACAAAATTAGAATATGAATTACAACGAGATTTACAGAGAGATTTACAACGAGAAACGGATAAGTCTGTTAAAAAGGAGATAGTAAAGGATAAAGAAAAGGAGATAGAAAAGGAAAAAACCTTTACTAGTTTTATAATTAAAAAATAATATATTTATTTTGAATAAATGAATACTAATAATTTATTCACAATATGTGTAATCGTTAGATTATTATTATTTCTAACGATTTTACTTCTATCTAACTATATATACAACAGAAATGAAAAAATTCACCCTGTTATAGTAATTATAAGTATATTTCTATTATCTGTATCACTTGGGTTTCTAATGAGATACAAGAAATATAACTCTGAACAAAGAGGAGCATTCGGTAGTAAAGTATGGTGGAATAATTACAGATTACTCCACTCATTTACCTATTTTCTAGCTGGTTTACTTATCTTAAACAAGAAAACATACAAATACGCCGCATTCATTTTATTATTTGATGTTTTAGCAGGTATTGGTTTTTATACCAATGAAAAAATTAAAAAATAATTTTGTTTTTTAATTGTAATATAAAATGAGATTGAAAAAATCAATGCGTAATATGTTATACTTAAGTATATCTCTGACTATAGTTTTTTTAATTGTCAAGTATTTTAAATCAGTCAATACTATAGAAAATTTCTCTACGTTGGACAATTTATATAATTCCAACAAGATAGTAGCAAGTGTTTCGATAGATCATGAAAATATAAAGCTTTTGGATACTATAATAGATAAAATTACCAAGCAGGAAGCCAAAATAAACGAATTCTGTATAAATATACCAGACAAATTAAAAGAATTCGTATCAATAGATGAAAACAGGTTTAATAAATACGAAAACATAAAAATTCATTACCTAAAGAGAGATTTTAAAAAGTGTAATAGTCTAATACCTCCTTATCTAAGAGAAAAGAACGGTAAAACGATCTTTGTCGTTTTCGACAATAACATATTAAAATACCTAGATGATACAAAATTTATAACTAAACTATTATACCAATACAGTTTAGAAGGTGAAAATACTATTATAACGACTAATTACAATAAAAAGGATAACGAAAACATAAAAGGAACATTTATCTCAAATATAAATAACTTTGATACTAAATTGGTAGAATTATCAAATGATTGTAACGAGTTAATAAATCCGGAGAAATGGTATAAAAGTAATATTATTAAGAATATAAAATTAGCGAAATATAAATTTTAAACTTCTATTTAAAATTTTAAAGTCTATATTTAAAATGACAGAAGAATTAAATCTAATAACATTCAACGCAATTGCGCAATTCGTAAACGGACTAAACGGACTTTTTGGAAAGAAATACAGATCTCTTGCTTTGTATAACCGTCTTATTTCTAAAACTACTATAATGCATCAGAATGCTATTTCAAAGCATATTCAGGTTTTTCGTAAGTTCTGTACTGAAAATAGAAGTTCAATTGTGAATAGAAATACTAACTTTACAGATAATGTTATTTTCTTTTCCGAATCAGCATGTATCTTCATGAATGAAGTTTTTGAATTGACAGAAAAAGAGGAAGATTCAGAAGAAATTAAAGATGGTATTTGGAAACACTTGCTTACAATTAGCGCTTTAGTAGATCCATGTGGTAGAGCAAAGGAAATTCTAAAGAAATCAAAAGAAGATTTCGAATCATTTGATGAATCTGTGAGTAATCTAAAAACAAACGTTTCAGGTAATGAAGCTAAATTTATTACTGACATAATCGACAAGGTTGAAAATAGTATTGATCCAAATGCGAAAGATCCTATGGCAGCGGTTTCATCTATAATCAGTTCAGGAGTATTTACTGAATTGATAGGTAATATGAATCAAGGAATGCAAAACGGACAGCTAGATATCGGTAAAATGCTAAGTGTAGTAAATGGTCTTGTTTCAAGTATCGGAAATAGTCAAGGTGATGAAGGTTCTATGAATGATAATCCCATGAATGACAATCCTATGAATATGTTATCTAGCATGATGGGAGCTCTAGGAGGTATGAATACACAGAATAATTCACCTGAAAACGTAATGCAGAACATGATGCAGAGTATGATGCAATTTTCTAATAACAAAGAAGAAAAAGTAAGCGCTACAAATTACATAGACGATGTAGAATAAATGTTTTGTTTTCTAGAATTTTAATATAATTAGTTTATATTAAAATTTAATCAAATTTTTCTTTTAGGTTTATCACATTATCAAAATGACCTTCTACGCTCTGATGAGAGATTATTAAAACTAGTTTATTCTCAAAATGCTGTTTCAAACTATCCATTACAATAGTATTAAGTTCTTGATCTAAACTGCTTGTGCATTCATCTATCATTATCATTGGTAAATTAAACATATCTGCTAGAGCTAATGTATAAGCTAGAATAATTCTACTTCTCTGACCTCCACTCAATCTAGAGAGCGAACAAGACATTCCTTTATATTCAACTTCCATATTTATACAAGGTTTAGATGTTTTCTTTTGTGTTTCCTTGAACGGAAGTAGTCTAACACTTATAGGTATAGTAGGAAAGAATTCATCTAGATATATTTGCGTATGGCTATTAATCGAATTAATAACATTAGAAAGAGCTATACTTTCCGCTTCTATGATTTTATCTTTTAGTATATTAATGGATGCAAGTTTAGATTTTAATATACTTTCTTCCTTTCTGGATAATTCTATCTTATCCTTCCATTCATTGTATTTTAAAACCTTCTTTTCGTTTTCTAGAAAAGCGTTTATAGATGCTATACTTTTTTCCTTTTCAGATTTTATTAGTTTATTTTCTTCTATTACAGATTTATTAAATTGTAATTCGCTCTGTAAATCGATTAATTTTCTTATATCTTTTATAGAATCCTTCCTTGCAGAAATCTCATTTAACAATTCCTTTATTTCTTTTTCTATTGTACGAATATTCAACTCTATCATTTTCATTGCCTGCTTTATAGATTTCTGTTCACTTAATTCTAAATTCAATTCATCTTCATTCGATTCAATGTAATCGAATATTTCTAAATCTTCTTCTAATTTATCAAGTTGAATCTTATTTTCTCCTAGTAGTTTCTCGAATTTCATTATTGAGCTGTTAAAAATTCTATTAGTCAATAGATTTTCAAGAGTACGTTTATTTTTCTGGTCATTTATATATTCTAATTCTGTTTCGCATAATTCTTTCATTTCTGAATTAGTCTCTAATAATATATCATTCATCGCTTCGTATATTTCATCGATAGGTATATTTTCATAATCTTCTATATATAATTTATGGATATCAACGAGTTTAAGATTCAAATCACCCATTTCTTTTACTTTATGATTTGTTTCCATGATATATTTTTCTATCGACTTCTTCTCGATTATAAGTTGAGATAATTCTTTTTTAGCCGAATTATAATTTAATTCTAATATATTTTTATCATGAATGTCACTATCGTGTTCGAGTAGTTTAAGCTTGTTATTTTCGAATAATAACATTTTATCACATGATGGACATGTATAAGAACTCTTCTCTATCTCTAATTTATTGATTTGTTTAGAAACTTCTTCTATTTTATTATTTATCTTATTCAATCGAGTTTCATTTAATTGTATAGTATTATCATCGATTTCATTATATTTTATATACGAATTATATATTCTTTTATACTCCTTGACATCTTCAACTATAGTTTTTAATTCTAGTATCTTTTCTCTGGTATCAGAAATTATAACATTCATGTACTTATTGTTGATGGTTTCTATCTTTGTTTCTATTTCCTTTGTTTCAGACGATTTCATCTCGTGTAATTTTTCAAGATTTTTTTCATATTGATTCTTTGTAGAAATATACTCTCTGTTAGTTGAAATCGAATACAACTTTCTTTCTAGGTTTTCAGTGTATTCATCGCCTTTATAATCAAATTTACACTGTTCTTCTTTTAGAGATTTAATTTTTATTCTCTTTTTATCTATCTCATCATTCTTTGATTTCTCATAAACCTGGAATTGTGAAACAAGGTTTATTTGTTTTATTATTTCTTCTATTTCATTCTCTGTTTTCTTTATTCGTATAATAGAGTTTTTCAGTTTCACATTCTCGTTTTTAATTATTTTATCTCTTGAAGAAATAGAGCATTTTATAGGAAACTCCATTATTTGTGGAGTTTCCATTTCATCGAAAATTCTAGTTTCTACTTCTAATTTAGAGTTACAAATTAACAGTTCTTCGTTTCTTTGTTTTATAAGCGACTTGCATCTATTCTTCTTATCTGAAATGTCTAATTCTCTGAAAATAAACTTTTCTAGGAATTCCAATTTATCTACAGGATTCATAGAAACAAAAGAAGACGAACAATCCTGTGAAATATATCCTGTTGTTTCAAATACATTACCAAATACTTTATTTATTCTTTCCTGAGCATCATCCTCGTAGTATTCGATATTATCTAATGATAAAACTAACTTGTTCGGTCTCTTGCTTCTAGCTATAATAAAATCATTTATTTCTAGTATAACATTACAGTTTTTAGCACCGTCTTTTATTAAATCGGTTCCTTCTCCGTATAAACAGAAAAATATACCAGATAGTATACTGCTTTTACCCGATCCCGAAGGACCTGAAATTAGTATTAAACCCTTATCTCCAAGATCAAAGGTTTCTTTTGTGTAGCATTTAAAATTTTCCAGAGTGATTTTCATGTTTTTGATTATTATTTGTCGATATGTTTGTAATTTTTCATTTTAAACATTTAAAGCGTATATTTTATTATAATCAAAATGACTAAATTAAATTATTTTGATTATAATATTAATTCATTTGGACTTATAGGAGACGATGAAAAAAAATTAGGTAAACATATAAGATCTTTAGGAGGTAGATGGAATAATAGAATGAAAGGAGGTTCTGGATGGCTAGTTCCAAGAGATAGAGAAGATGATCTGATTAAATTAATAAAAGAATCTAATATGGACGTAGAAAAGACTGAAAGCATTGTTAAAAGTAATAAGAAAATAGAAATAGATAATGATTTAGAGACATTTTATAATTTAGAAGAAATAGAGGAAGTAGTAACTAAACCAGTAACTAAACCAGTAACTAAAAAGATAGAAAAAAAGGTTGCACCTAAAGAGGTAACAAAAGAGGTAACAAAAGAAGTAACAAAAGAAGTACCCAAAGTTGTACCTAAAGAGGTAAACAAAGAGGTAAACAAAGTTGTACCTAAGGATGTAACAAATGTTGTACCTAAGGAGGTAACAAAAGTTGTACCTAAGGAGGTAAACAAAGAGGTAACCAAACCGGTGACTAAACCTGTTACCAAAATTGCTACCAAACCTATGACTAAACAGGTACCAAAGGAGATAGAAAAGAAACAAGTTAAAGAAACAGTTAAAAAATCAGTAGAGGTTAAATGTTTCTTATCAGAGAAATCAAAATTAAATTCTATCCAAAATTTGGATAATTCAAGTGATGGAGATTCTGATATTTACGGAAGAAGCAGTAGTGAAAGTGATAGTTACAGTGATAGTAATGATGATAGTAATGATGATAGTAACGATGAAAGTAATGATGAAAGTGAAAGTGATAGTAACAGTGAAAGAGAAAGTGTTAAAAGTAAAGTCGGTGATAAATTAAGTATGAGCGATAGACACAGCGATAGACACAGCGATAGACACAGTGATAGACACAGTGATAGACATAGTGAAAGAGATAGTGTTAAAAGTAAAGTCAGTGATAAATCAAATGATAAATCAAGTATGAGCGATAGACACAGTGATAGAAATAGTGAAAGAGATAGTGTTAAAAGTAAAGTCAGTGATAAAGTAAGTTATAAATCAAGTAAGAGCGATAGACACAGTGATAGACACAGTGATAGACACAGTGATAGACACAGTGATAGACACAGTGATAGACACAGTGATAGACACAGTGATAGACACAGTGATAGACACAGTGAAAGAGATATTGAAAGAGATAGTGAAAGAGATAGTGAAAGAGATAGTGTTAAAAGTAAAGTCAGTGATAAATCAAGTTTTAATAGATTACAAAATAATAAAAATAGTTATAATTATAAAGTAAAGAAATACGATGATAGTTCTTCTTCAGAAGAGGATAGAAAGGAAGAACCTAGATACAAAAGAAAGGAAGTGAAGAAATACGATGATAGTTCTTCTTCAGAAGAGGATAGAAAGGAAGAACCTAGATACAAAAGAAAGGAAGTAAAGAAATACGATGATAGTTCTTCTTCGGAAGAGGATAGAAAGGAAGAATCTAGATACAAACGCAAGGATGTAAATATGAAATCAGCTAAAGAAATAAAAAATAGTTTAATATCATATTACAAGGATTTTTCAAGATCTTCATATAAAAATAAATACGATATTGATATTTCTTCGTCTTCATCATCAGAATCAGAAGAAGAATCTAATTTCCCTTCACCTCATTCGCCAAAGCATGTTAATAAAATACAAACAAAAACAATAGTCGATTTATGTAAGGAGATAAGTACTATACAAAAAAAACTATGGGAGATAGAATTTAGAAAAAGAAATAAATAATGTTATATAAAAAAATGATCTTTCATTATAAACATATAATGAAAGAATTCCCGCCTTGTTTCACAGTAAATAATAGTGATAAATTTAAAGATTATTTCTACAATAGAAATTTATGTTATCTACGTAGAAACGTATATGAACATGTTATTAAGGGTAATATAAATGATCCATTTGATATTACTGATTTTAATGAAAAATTCGTTAATAACATAGATACTACATTAGATATGATAAAAAATATATGCGAAGAATTAAATTCAAGAGGTTGGAGATGTTCTCTTGCTTATGGAAATTCATCCCTTTACATATATCAAGAAGGTAAAAAACCTCTATGGTGCGGAGAAGAATTTTAATTTATTTTCGTTTATCAACTACTTAAAACGAAAATAAATTATTTAAAATGTCAATTTCACGAGATAAAAATAAAATAGAACATAATTTGGATATATCAGCGTTAAATAATAAAATACTTGATTATTTCGAAAAGGAAAAAAATAAAATTCCTTCTTTAAAGGAACTTCTTAAAGAAATAGATGATACTCTTGAATTAAATAATTCATGTGATGTTAAATTGAATCTTACAACATTAAATAATCTATTAGAAACAAAGAAAGACATAGAAAAGAAAATACGATTGATAGAGACAGATGAAATGAAAAACTTCTATATAATATCTACTACTAATCTACTAGATGAGTATAAATCTATATTACAGACAAAGGCGACGGTTAATTTTATAGGAAAGAGGGAGAAACCAAATAAAAAGAAGAATGATATCTACAAAGAGTTCATAAAAATAGCTTCTAAATATATAAACATCAATTTTGAGAAAGAAAGTAAAGCTACTAAAACAAACTGTAAAAACTGTTCCGGTAAAAATTTCGAACTCGATGATTGTATGTATATTTGCGTTGATTGCGGATGTCAGCAAGACGAAATAATAAATATGACATCATATAGAGATATAGATAGAATTAATATTTCTTCTAAATATACATATGAGAGACTTGTTCATTTTAAAGATGCAATGGATCAATACCAGGGTAAACAGAAAAACATAGATAGACGTATTTACGATGAACTAGAAAGAGAATTTGAAATATATCATCTTCTTATAGGAGATAAAAATACTCCGAAAGAGATAAGGTTTTCTAAAATAAAGAAACATCATATATACGAATTCTTAAAGGAATTAGGAAAAGAAAAAAGGAATAACTCAGAGAAACAATTTTATACCAAGCACTATGAGAATATAAACTTGATACATTCTGAATTTTCAGGTATAAAACCAGATGATATTAGTCATTTAGAAGATAGTTTGATGGATGATTTCCTTATATTGTCTGATTTATATGACAAGAAATATAAACAAGAAGAACAAACCGATAGAAAAAGTTTTATGAATACACAACATACTCTATATCAATTACTGAGAAACAGAGGACATAAATGTAAAAAGGAGGATTTTCATATACTAAAAACAATAGATAGGAAAGAGTTTCACGATGATACGTTTTCGGAATTATTCCATCAATTAGGTTGGGTTTATGTACCTATATTTTAAATTAAATTAATATTAATTTAATTTAATAAGAGGAGAAAGGAAATACGAGTTTACTTTCTATTTTACTTTCTTTGTCGTATTGATTTTTCATATTTTGCTAGTGGTTGTATTTTAAGATTAGTTTTAACTTCATCTGGTTTTCTGAGAGAGTCAAAGAAATTCTTTACTACATTCCTATTATCAAGATCTTCGATTCCGTTATTCCGTAGAAATTCACATGCTACTTCTTCCTTTTCCTTTTTAGATAACGGTCTACCTTTCTTATTTATTTCCTCTCTTACTATAACAGTTTCTCCCATTTTAACACCTTTCTGTTGTGTTGATACCAAGTAATTTTCGATTTCTACCTTTAGTTCATTCATTCTGTTTCTTAATGGTTTAATTTCTTTGTTTCTAAGTGCAATCTCTTTTTGAATAGTTTCATATTCAACGATTATCTGTTTTATTTTTGGATTAGTCGCCATGATAATATTTAGAAATAAATCACTTTTCTTTAAATATTATCACTTTTTTCTTGTATTTATATAAAATGTCGTATAATTATAGAAAATTATGTAATTACAATGATTTAGATATGTGCAATTCTAATCCTTTACAGTGCGCTAACGGTCAAGTATGGAGACAATGCGGAGGTACTTCAGGTATACAAATATGTACCAGTGAAAATGTAGATTGGACTTTACAATGTTCAGGGGATCAAACAGGAATGTGTTTCCCTGGAGATGATGTATTTAAATGCCCTGATGGTAGAAGTATTTGCGTTAGTCCTAATGAAGATAAAATACAAAAGTGTTTAAGTACAACAACAGGAGAAACCGGATCATATACAGGAATTGATTCTTCTTCTGGAATAGATGATTCTTCCTCAGATCCTTCTTCTATCCGTAGGTATTTTTAATTAACTTCTATTTTCTCAATAAAAGAATTGTAGGTAGAAGTAATATAATAGATGCAGAAAGAACCATACTAGGATAAACTAAGAGTTTTTTCTCTCCATTTAAACTATTTATAATAACAGAATTAAAAATAATAGATGAAATGTATAACATTAAAGATGATATAAGCATACTTTTTCTTATATCGAATTTATATCTATAATAACAAACTAAAAATGTTATCAAAGGTATCAAGGGAGTTATTATTACGTATGGCAATAAAACTTTATTCAATAATTTGATATTAATAGCTTTACCGCTATTTGTTCGTTCATACTCATTGTTATAATCATTAACTATATCTATCATCTTATTGTAATACGAAGTAAATAGCGCTAAAGCTATTAAAAAGATAATTATCATTGCTGAACTTAAATTTTGTGTCATTTATTATAAAATAAATAAATAATAATTTATTTTATAATCAACTTAAGATCAACTTATTAAAACATCATATTATTATTTAAACCAGAGCTTGACTTACTAACAACAAGCTTTGATAATTTTTCCTTATTTTCATTGTAAAAATAGTTACCAGCAACTGCCATAAGAAACAGTAATACTAAAACACCTAAAACAATCGAAGTAATGGTTGCCTTTCCTATATTTTCATTTAATAGATTCAATTGTTTTAATTCAACGTGCATAATAGAAGAGCATACTAAGAGAGATAATGTTACCATTGCTCCCAAGGCTAGATAAATTTTAGGTAAACTAGCAAGCTTATACAGTGCACCGTCTCTTGTAATTAAATAAATTGTTAAACCGAAAGCTAGACACATAGAACCTAACGATAATATAGTTTGTTGACATCCTACAAACTTATCGCTTAATTCGTCATTGTTTATATCACTAGCTACAGCTGCAGCTAGAATAGTTAATAATACACCGTAAAGAATAAATAATATACCTACTGTTTCTGATTTCATTTATATATAAAAAATATTTTTAAAAATATTTTTTATAATTTACTATTCCGAAAATTCGGAATCTAATTTTTCCTGTATTATGTGATATGACTCCTTTATCATATCTATAAAGGTATAATACGTATTCTTTTGTGTTTCAGCGCATATACCAGACATTATAGTTTTACCACTGTGAAAAACTAAAAATGTATTGTATCTGTCCTTTTCTCTCTTTTGTTTCTGCTCTCTAGGTGATAGCATATCTAGAAAGTATTTATAATTAACATAATCCTTCTCCCAGTCAGAATCGGAATCTCTTAGTATAAATCGTTTTATACTTATAGTTAAAATATCTATGTCTAATGGAATTTTTATATTAACACCAGTATAGCCAAAACTAGTTTCAAGAAGTGAAAAGTATTTACCGTCTGAATTTATAAAGGTATCTAATTCTTCTCTATTTACATGAAAACCTAGAGAAAAATCTATATTTCTCATCGCTGGAATAAAAACTGCTTCGAAATAGTTATACACTTCCTCTGAATCAATCTTTTTCTTAAACGTGTAAATATCCGTATTCTTTATATAATCCCATATATAATCTAAAACCTGTTCTGCTTGTTCATCTGTTTTACACCCAGTCATTTGGATTTTTCCATTTCTGCTTATTTTGAAATTTATCATTTTCTGATTTATAATCATTACAATAGTAACCGAGTTTCTAAAATGAGTCTTTTTCTTTTCCGTTGATTTTTCCTTCTTTTTCTTCAGATCAGTACCTCTTATATTATCTATGTATTCAATGGAAATTATAGAACCTGATTCTATATCCTTGTTTGGATTTACTACAGCTTCTTTAGGTTTACGTCCTCTTTTCTTTGGAATTAGAGTATATTCTGTTATAGGAAGTTGCTCGTAAAGTTTTATTATGTCAATATCGACATTCATCATAACTACAAATGTTTTCGTACTTACTGGAATATCTTCGAATTTAGGAAACTTTAGATCTTCTGCCATATTGATTATTATATATCTTAAAGAAAAACTTTCTTTAAAACTCATTTTAAGATTTGTACAAATCTTAAAATTAAAATGCTCATATTTTTAATGATTTCAATACACCTCCGTGTTCTTCATATACTTTTCTTCGTTCATCGAAATGCTTTGTAAGTATAGGATTTTTATCTACAATATCAAAAATATTAGGAACAACTTCTAAAGTTCGAAAAACACGACCCAAGAATTGAATGTAATAGTTTAGAGCATCAGTTGCTAAAATCAAACTATTTAATTTAGGATGATTAAATCCAGTTCCTGCTTTCTGTGTCATTGCTACTAATACACGAGACTTTTTATCAAAATTATCATTATCACCAGTCAATAGAGTCGAACTTTCACCTTCTTCAAGTAATCTACCATGTAGATATTCAGCATGTGAAACTCGTTTACATAGAATTATAAAAACATTTTCCTTGAATTTCTTAACTATTCTAATTATAAACTCGTTTCTTTCTACATTTTTCGCTTGTTGATCTAATATATCTCCCCAATTAACTTTACCATTTGTTGCTAAATTAACTTCTGGTTTAAATCCTGTTTCTACTTTGTATACATTGTGATTTCTGAGCATTTTTCTAAATATAATAGGATTTTCTTTATTTTCAAATGTAGAAGAGTCTGTATTAAATCCAAAGAACAACTGAAGCAGTTTATTATAACTATCATATCTATAAGGAGTAGCTGTTAATCCTATAACATATCTAGGAGTAACGTATAATAACGATCGTGAAAGAATATCAGACATTATTAAATGAGCTTCATCTACTATAACAAGACCTATTTTCTCTAGAAAATGGATATCTAATTTCTCTACGTTTATCGCATTTACTATATAGAAATTTAAATCAGGTTTTATTTTTGTTGTAGAGGTTAAAATTTGACATTTACAATCAGAAGAAAAAAGCTCTACATCTCCTTTCCATTGTTCTATAAGCGTTTTACCTTTAGAGATAACAAGAGTCGGTAATTTTATATTTGAAGCTAGTTTTATAGCAGTTATCGTTTTTCCGAATCCTGTATGCGTAGAAATCATTACAGATCCATATTTATTAAGGTATTCCATTGCTTCCTTTTTAACGACTTCTTGTTCATTTCGTAGCTTAGAATGATCGAATTTAAAATCAGATTTAGCGAAATTACTTCTACTAGGTCTTTTATCCGATTTAAAATAAATCATAGCGAAACCAAACGGTACGTAAATAAAATCATCTTCTGTTATTCTATACGGATAGATGAATTCTTCGTTTCTAGAAGACATATATTTAGACGCCTCCTTTTTAATATGAAGCTTATCAGCTAATTCCAATTGGTCTATTTCAGATAGTTTTATTTTTATCGACATGATGATTTATTTTTAATATACAATCTTTGTTTAAAAATCAATTTTAAAATATGTATTTAATATAAATGGATTATAACCACAGAAACAACGATAAATACAATTCATCGCGATTAATGTATTCTGGTTTGACTAGAAACGTAGGAAATGTTAATTACGCTGAATTATTCGAGAGACAGTATAATTATATACATCAAACAAATACGCCTTTCTTAAAACAACAGCTTGTATTAGGTAATCTAAGGAATTCCATGGAAGATCCTAATATGCCTTTATCGTATTACTTATATAGAAATAATTAATAAAAAAAATGATTTATTTTAATATATAATAAAAATGAAAACTTCTACGATAAAGAATTTTATACAAGGACATGAAATTTTAGGAAACATGTCTATTAAAGATAAATTTACACCCGACGCTATCGAATTTTTAGCAGATATCATGTCTGTATTTGAAGATAAACTATTAAAGGTTTTAAACAGTAAAGACAAGCTACAAAAACTACTAGAAGAATTTAAAACGTATAATTCATTGAACCAAAATATGCTATCTGTAGATAATTTAAATGCTGGATTCATGAATGAAATAGAAGCCGTTAAATTAGAGATAGCACGTGAATCTCTAAAAGATAAAAGTAAAATGGTTTGCACTAAATTAGGAGAACAAATTCAGTACAAATTTAATTTTAAAGATTTTAAGAATTATTGTGCTACTAACAATGTTAAATTAATACCTGTTCCTTCATATGTTAAAACAAATGTTAAACACCTAGAGTATTCTGAAAGAAAGGTTGTAAAAAATAACAAGGTTTATTTAGTTCCTATTTTATGCAACACAAACATAGATCCTATATCTTATATCGAATATACTTATTCTAAAATCATGACATCTGTATTATCTACTATATTAGATATCAATTTAGAGAATATGAATGTAGTAGAAATTAAAGAAAAGTACTCTAGAGCTTATATTATACTTTCTATATATGCTAACACTGATTTATTTAAGTTATTAGGATTGAAGATTAACTTAGTTGAAGAAGCAGACTATTTAAAAATAAATTCAGATTTATCGGTAATTAATTTATTTAATAAAATGAAAAACATCGGATACGATGTTTCTGATGAATATATAAATGAAGTAAAACAGAAAAATCTATCAGAAGAACAAAAATCTGATTATATGCGTAACTGTTTTACTGTTTTAACTTTTGATTACGGTAAATCACGTGCTTATAAATTACTATCATCTGTTTCTAACAAAATGGCTAAATCTCCTAGACAGATGACTCCTAGACAGATGTCTCCTGTAAGAAGTCCTTCTAGATCATGCAAATACGGTCCTAGAAAGAGTGGATCATGCAAGAAGAAACCAGGACCTAAATCACCTAAGAAATGCAGTTATGGTGTTAGAAAGAGTGGATCATGTAAGAAGAAGTCAGGACGTAAATCACCTAAGAAATGCAGTTATGGTGTTAGAAAGAGTGGATCATGTAAGAAGAAGTCAGGACGTAAATCACGTAAATAAATAATTTTATTTTATTTTATTTTAATTTTTTAAAATAAAATATGACGTCGTTAAAAACTCAAATAAAAACAAATGTAGAATATCTACAACGTATTGGTTTCATTTCATTGAAAAAGGTTAATAAAGATGAATTATCAACCCTTTTATATTCTATTCTATCTGTATTTAGAGAAAATTTACAAAATAAAACACTTAAAATTTCTGATAACAATGGTAACCATTGTTACCATCTAAATAAAATGGTTATCGAACAAGAATACAGAAAAGGATTAATTCCGTATTTAGTAATAAAAGATAATAATGGAAATCCTAATATTGGTAACTCTATTATTATATCTGCTATTTTTAGCTGTATATTAGAATTAAATTTAGAAGACATTATTGCTTTAGATTTAGACAAAATTAAGAAACTATATAATAAAACATATAAATGCGCTAAAATCTTCAGTAATACTATTAGTATTTTAACTAATGACATTGTTATAAAACAAGAAGGAAAAATATATGAACTATCTAAAGTCTGCGATAAAACAAGATTTTAGTTTGGTTTTAGATCAATTAGGTATTCTAGTATCATTCAAAACTCTCCTGTATATATTTTTGACTCGTACTAGTTTCTTTTTATCCTTTCCAATCTTTTCAAATAATTTATATTGTGATTCTGTCCATTCATGAATCATCAGTAGATCTTTTTCTATAGGTTCAAATAAAGTACGATTAACGTCACTGTCTCTAGGTAATTTACCGAAAAACCAGATATCTCTCCATATGTATCCCTTGTTAGACGGCATATTTTCTAAACTTTTGATTATATATTTAGGAAGTGAATTGGAATTATAGACGTAGTTCTTATATTCTCTATCATAATCTTTCTTCATGTTTTTAGTCGATTTTAGTTTATTATCCTCTTTAACCTTTACTGTATACATAGACTCCATTATATCCTGTTTTTCCTTATTTATCTTCTTTGTGATAAATTTCTGAGATGTATTCGCTTTATTTTTGTTTGTAACAAGTTCTTGTTGTAGTTCTTTGTCTAATTTACCTTGTTTCAAATCTACTATTCTATTTTTATATTCGATAATCTTGTTTTCTCTTTCTTTTATATCATTCAACGATTTACTTATTTGTTTCTTATTGTACTCTTCTCCGTTTGAAGTGTTATCGGTAAATCTTTCTATTTTTTCTTTATCTTTTTGATTGTACTGAGATAGCATCTTAATTTCTAAATTTAGTTTAATCTCTTCTTTATTCCTGAACTCCATTTTATGTTATTATAAATAAAATAGTCTTTTAAAATCGTTTATCGAAAATATAAAAAATATTTCTTTTTTTATATTTTTTTTCTTTGATATATATAAATAAAATGACAACTATATGCACATCTAATGTAACTTCTGGTTTTATAGATCTCGCTACCTGGGATGAGATTGAAAAGTATTTATACGCAGGAAAAGACGCTACCGCTTATTTCGTACGCGAAACAAAGAAAGCAACTTGGTTCACACAGGTACCAGTTGTTCTTTCTCGCGCTAGCGGAAACGCCGGATTCAACCAAGAATGGTCCGTAGCAATTTCCCGCGCTGGTGATTATTTGCTCCACACATGGTTGCGTCTTACCACCCCTGAAGTTAAGCTTTTGGAAGCAACAAACAAATACGGTCTTGACGGTCGCATTCGTTGGACACGTAACTTTATGCACAACATAATTCGTGAATGCTGCATTACATTCAACGATCTTGTTGCCGCACGATTCGATAACTATCATCTTGATTTCTGGGCTGCATTCACTGTACCCGCCGGCAAACGTTCTGGATACGATAACATGATTGGTTCAGTTGATGATTTAACCGCTCCTCACATCACTCTTGAATCACACACATTAAATCTTCCTCTTCCCTTCTTCTACACCCGTGATAGCGGTGTTGGTTTGCCAACTGCTGCCCTTCCCTACAATGATATGCGTATTTGCTTCTCATTCCGCGACTGGACCGAACTTCTTATATTAGATAACACCGCCCCAGTTGTTGGAACAAATCCTCGCTCCGTACCCGTTGTAGGATCTGATATCGCCACTGAACCCACTCTTAACAGCGGAAACGTTCAGGTCTGGGCAAACTACGCAATCGTTTCCAACGATGAACGTAAACGCATGGCCTGTGCTCCTCGTGATATCTTGATTGAACAGGTTCAGACCGCACCTCGTCAGACATTCAATCCCACACAGAACCAGACTTTCGATATTCGTTTCTCCCACGCTATCAAAGTTATTTTCTTCGCAGTTGTTAACGTCACAAGTAAGAACGAGTGGTCTAACTACACCAGTGCTTCTCCAGTACCTGGACCTTACTCTGTATTGTTCACTCCTGATGGTTCATATGACCCTATCGCACAGACTTCTCTCCTTTACGAGAACACTCAGCGTCTTGCAAACATGGGTTCCGACTATTTCTCGCTTGTAAACCCTTGGTACCACGCACCAGTAATTCCTTCCGTAACTGGCTACCACATGTATTCCTACTCGCTTGATTTCTGCTGCCTAGACCCAATGGGTTCTACCAACTACGGTAAACTCACAAACGTAAGCATTGTACCCAATGCTTCACAGGGTGCCATTGACGGAGCTGCTGGAAACGGTGTTGAAGGTTCTGGATATGACTATGCTCAGAAATACGAATTCGTTACAACTGTTGTTAACAACAACGTTATTCGTATCAGCGGTGGAGCTCTTGGTTTCCCAGTACTTTAAATTAACATCTTTTATCATCTTCTTTTTATCATCTTTTTACCATCTTTATCAATTTTATATTATTTTTTTTTAATAATATAAAATTACATTAACTTATTTCCACATACACGATTTACTATCAGAAGAATTCATACTTAAACTGGATTTTAAATACGCTTTTGCTTCTGGGTTTAATATAGCCATTAATAATAAATAAGGAGCAGTATAGAATACTGCTAGAACAACATGAACGAATCGTTCCTTACCTGGAGCTGTGCAGTTAATTGCCATCATAACAGCAACTATTAATAACATTAATTCTAATAAGAAAAACATGAATGAAACAACCAACATGAAAACTAAATTAAACATACTAATCTTCATATTGTCAGATACTTCTTCTCCATTAACTTCTTCTGTTGAATCTACATTTCTAGACGACTTATAAGTCTCTTTTAATTTTTTATAGTTATCGTATTTCTCTATAGAGTTTTTTAGCATACCACTTGATATAAGCATTTTATTATATCGAGTGAAAATATTTATTTATTTTTTATTTTTTAACATTTCGCTTCTTTGTAACTTTTTCCTTACCTTCATCATTCGAATCTTCTAATTCGGTTTTTAGTCTCTTCATCATGTTTTCATACTCCTTCTTGAAATTGTCTAATTCACTTATCCAGATATCTTTTACTGTAGTATTTTCTATCTTTTTAATTATAGCATTAAGGTTATCTATCTCTTTTATGAATTCGTTAAGTTTGTTTGAGCTGAAACTTCTTACATGCATACCTAGCAAATATTCATACCCCTTGTCATTTTTTACCTTATTAACCTTTTCGGTTTCTTCATTTACAGCTTCTTCGTTTTCCTGACCTTCTAATTCATCAACTACTTCTTCTACAGCTACACCCTTGTTTATTTTATCATAACCATTTTTCTCCAATTCTTTTACAATCACAGACTCTTCCTTTTCGAAAATAACCAATTTCTTGGAAATGATATCCTCTAAAAATCGCTTCTTATTCGTAAACACCTTTAGTTCGTTCTTATACTTCTTAATCATATGGTTTTTTCGCTTTTCTACATATTCGTATTTTACTTTACAGAAGTTATCTATAATCTCGTAAACATCATTGTATTTTTTAATTTTACCATTCTCATCAAATAGAACTAAATTACTTGTTGCTATAGAAGATGATAGTTTCAAGTTTTCCATATTTCTTTTTACACCATTCTCAGATTCTTTTATTTTAAAATTAATACCTGTAACGCTAGATAAATTAGTAATCTTTTCAATTTCCTTTTCAACGAGTAGATTTTTAAGCATATCGTAAAAATCGTCTGTTGATACACCAATAGGTAATTCCTTTATTTCTACATTTCTATCATCTATTCTTTCAAATACACCATATGTTTTATATCTATGTTTATCAATATTTTTAATTTCACCCTTGTAAAACAAATACCAAGGTAGTAATTCTGGTAGTATATTTTCACCGTCGCTATTAAAACAACTGTTTCCATTTGAAAGCCATGCTTTAACACATTCAACGAGTTCTAATGGGTTATATCCAGGAATAGTAGAAGACCATCCTGAACCTATAGCTGCATTACATGGATTAGCCAAAACAGTGGGAATTACAGGAACATAAAATTTAGGTTCTACTATCATACCATCGTCAATTATTCTATCTAGCAAATCGTCATCCTCTTTATTAAATATAATTCGTGTAATTTCGTCTAGATATGTAAAAATATACCTAGGAGAAGCGGCATCTTTACCTAAACTTTTACGACTTCCAAATTCTCCACCGCGTGCTAATAGTGGTAGATTATTACCACCTGTATAACACGATGCCATTCCTATAATTGTTCCTTGCAAACTAACTTCTCCGTGATGATAAGCTGTATGTTCTGAAATATAACCAGCTAATTGAGAAACTTTAATAGGAGATTTAAGATTTCGTTTGAAACATGCGTATAAAACCTTACGCTGTGATTCTTTTAATCCATCCATTAGACCGGGAATCATTCGTTTACAGTTTGCAATAGAAAATTGAATCATGTAATAGTTGAGAAAATCCGAAATACTAAGACTAGAAATACCAGGACCATTATCGAATAACTTATAACTTTCAGGATTATATTCCTCCATCATTTCTTTTCTTCTATCGGATTCATCTTTCTTAAAGGTATCTATAAGAGATTTAGAATCTCTTACTTCTGTATATGAAAATTCAATCAGTTTCTTTCCAAAAGTATCCTTTACTTCTGTTCGACTAGATGAACCTAAACCCTTGTAATATTTAGATTTAAATTTATTGTCTGTTGATTTCATGAAACTATTATATTCTCGTTCGTCAAAGAAAATCATATTTTTAGAAGAAATAGTAGCAATAGGTGTACTCATATGTACAAGAAATGGTTTTTCTCTCAATAGCAACGATGGAA